GGACTCCAACGAGCCCGACCTTGAGGGCATTGCAAAGTCTTGGAGCGATCTGCGCAAGATGATCAGCCAGGGCAAGCATAAGGCACCCGAGGGCGGTAAATACGACACCACAACGATAGGTGAAAACCCTACAGCAGGGGCACTCACAGAGTTTGCAGCCAAGTGGGGCTTGCCTCAAGCAGCATTTGATGAGCTCGCCAAGAGCACCATGGCCATTGCGGAAGAGTCAGCAGGCCCAGCCATTGACACTCAAGCAGAGATCAAGGCGCTTGGGCCAAATGGCCAGGCGGTGATCAATGGCATGGTTGATTGGGCTCGCGGCCTGGTCAACAAGGGCGTATGGGGCAAGGATGACTTTGAAGAGTTCAAGATCATGGGTGGCACGGCCAAGGGTATGCGTGCATTGCTCAAGATCCGCGAGGCCTACGAGGGTCGCGTGCCCATCGATTCAGCGCCAGTTGAAGGAGCACCATCAAAGGATGAGCTCTATGAGATGGTGAAGGATCCCAAATACAAGACTGATGCAGGCTACCGGCAAAAGGTAGAGCGCATGTTCAATCAGTTTGCCCAATAACTCCAGATCTGCCCCAAAGGCAGTTGCCACTTTACCCGGCCAGGTGCCGGGTCTTTTTTTTTATATCTACCAAATGGGGGTATTGCATTGTGGTAGAAAAACAATACAATGCGCCCAAGGCCTACCGGGCAACCGACCCTTACCGCAGCGAGATGCTGACGATTGGCTGGCGTAACCAGCAAGCAATCGGCCCTGATCTACAGGCTTACCGGCGCGAGAACCCTGTCCAACAACCGAATGAGGTATCCAAATGAGCGTTTCTCTATCCAACGCCTTTGTGACTCTTTTCGATGCTGAAGTCAAACAGGCTTATCAAGGCAAAGCAATGCTTGTGCCCGCCGTTCGCCAGCGTCGTGGAGTCGAAGGTTCAACTGTCAAGTTCCCCAAAGTGGGCAAGGGTGTTGCAACCCTGCGCGTCCCACAAACCGATGTCACCCCTCTGAACGTTTCATTCAGCACCGTCACCTTGACGTTGGCTGACTACAACGCAGCCGAGTACAGCGACATCTTCAACCAGGCAAAGGTCAACTTTGATGAGCGCCAAGAGCTTGTGCAAGTTGTTGCCGGTGCCATGGGTCGCCGTCAAGATCAGATGATCTTGGATGCACTTACCGCTTCAAGCACCAGCTTGACCGTCAGCAATGACATTGGCGGCAGTGACTCCAACATGAACATTACCAAGCTGCGTGAAGCAAAGCGCTTAATGGACAAAAACAATGTTCCACCTGATGGCCGCAACATCATCATTCACGCAAATGGCCTGGCCAACTTGCTGTCTGAGACTAGCGTGACCAGCTCCGACTTCAACAGCGTCAAAGCGCTGGTGCAAGGCGAGCTCAACACCTTCTTGGGTTTCACCTTCCATGTGTTGGGTGATCGCTCCGAAGGCGGCTTGGTTATTGACGGATCACTTGATCGCAGCTGCTTTGCATTCCACAAGGATGCTGTCGGCTACGGTGAAGGTATCGCCATGCGCACAGAGATCAACTACATCGCTGAGAAGACCTCTTGGTTGGTGAATGAAGTCTTCAGTGCTGGCGCTGTGGCCATCGATGACGAAGGTATCGTGAAGATCACCTGCCGTGAAACCTAATCTAGGAGACTCAAATGGCTTACTCATCCACTGGCTTTAATGCAATCGGCGGTCAATCAAAGGCTGGCAATGCACCCGCTATTTATACCTATTCCAGCGCTGACGCACAAAGTGTGATCCGCGCCTCTGGGTATTTCAATGCGATTGCATCCATCCTCAAGGTTGGCGACATCATCTTCTGCTACTCCGCAACGGGTGGCACCCCGGTGATGTCAACTGCCTATGTGAATTCCAACACCGGCACGGTGGTGGACATCACTGACGGTGTGACCGTTACCGCAACGGATACCGATTAATCGGAGTCCAAACAGGCAGGCCAACTCTTGGGCAACTAAGGGTTGGCCTTTCTCACATTAAGAGGTTCACATGGCTGCTGGCGATACCGGGATCACAATCTGCTCAGATGCACTCATCATGTTGGGTGCCAAAGCTATTACCTCATTCAATGACGGCACCGATGAGTCAAGCGCCTGTGACCGCTTATATCCAGACATCCGCGACTCCACCCTGGTGGTGTACCCGTGGACGTTTAACACCAAAAAGATTCAGCTTGCTCAGTTGGTGACGGCACCAACCAGCGTCTGGCGTTACCAGTATCAACTGCCTGGTGACCGTTTAAATAACCCAAGGGCTGTGTACAACAGCTCTTCCCAAGGAAGCCCCGTTCAAAAAGAATGGGAGATCCAGGGCGATGCGCTGCTCACCAACCTGACCAGCGTCTACATCGACTATCAGTCCAGCATTGGCGAGTTCGCAATGCCACAGTACTTTGTCCAATTGCTTAAGTACATGCTGACCTGGCACTTGGCCATGCCTATCACCGAGCAATCAGACCGGGCCGTGTACTGGCAGCGCGTGGCGGTTGGCGACCCTGCCGAAAATGGCCGAGGTGGATATATGCGTACATGCATGAACATTGATGGCCAAGGCAACCCGACCAGGGTGATTGAAGACTACAGCCTGATCGCAGTGAGAAACTGATGCCTCGCTTTGTAGACATCCAGACCAATTTCAGTACCGGGGAGCTCGACCCATTGCTGCGCTCGCGGGTGGATTTGGCACAGTACAACAACGCTTTGGCCAAGGCCACCAATGTTGTGGTGCAGCCACAGGGTGGCATCAGACGCAGGCCAGGGCTTAAATACATGGCAGAGCTGCCCAACAGCAGCACCCCAAGCGCGGCCAATGGCGTGCGCCTGGTGCCGTTTGAGTTCTCTGTGGATGACAGCTACATGCTGTGCTTCACCCCATCGCGCATGTATGTGTTCAAAGATGGCGTGCAAATCACAGGCATCAATGGTGGCGGTAATCCATACCTGGCAACCAGTATCACTGGGCCCATGCTGTCAGATATTTGCTGGACGCAAAGTGCAGACACCATGATCATTGTTCACCCTGATCTGCAGCCGGTAAAGCTGGTTCGGGGTGCCAGCAATTCAGATTGGACAATGACAACCATCACGTTTGACAGCATCCCAAGATATGCTTTCACGATGGTTGTGACCAGCTCAACCACGCTTGGCGCTGGCCATCTGACACCAAGTGCTGTGTCTGGCAATGTGGAGTTGACATCACAAAATGCCGCCTTCAGTGCTGCAAGCGTAGGTCAATATGTCAATGCGACACCACAAGGTAGAGCTCGCATCATTCAGTACACCAGCACCACAAAAGTCAATGCTGTTGTTGAATATCCATTTTTCAGCACCGCCAATATTGCACAAGGCAATTGGGAGGTTGAGTCAGGGTATGAAGACGTATGGAGTGCCAGCAAGGGCTGGCCACGCACGGGCACATTCCATGAAGGCCGCTTATATTTTGGTGGTTCAAAGTCGCGGCCATCCACGATCTGGGGCAGCAAGATCAACCTGTTCTATGAGTTCCAGGCCAGTGAGTCACTGGATGATGATGCGGTTGAGGCAACCCTAGACACCAGCTCACTCAACGTCATTGTTGACATGATCTCTGGCCGTGACTTGCAAGTGTTCACAACAGGTGGTGAGTTCTTTGTGCCCCAATCTGGCACTGAGCCGATCACCCCGACAACACTGACATTCAAGGCCGTGTCTCGCAATGGCACCAAGACCGGCACTCGCGTGCAATCGCTGGAGTCTGGGTCGGTTTATATCCAGCGCCAGGGCAAATCACTCAACGAGTTCTTGTTTTCAGACACGCAGCTCACATACGTCACAACCCGTATATCTTTGCTCTCTGGCCATTTGCTGAAAACGCCATCACGCATGGCTTTGCGCCGGGCAACCAGCACAGATGAGGGCGATTTGCTGATGATGGTCAACACAGATGATGGCAGCATGGCTGTGTTTTCAATCATGCGCAGCCAGCAAATAACGGCCCCGTCTGAGTTCACCACAGATGGAATATTCACTGATGTCGGCGTTGATGTGACCGACATCTATGCCGTTGTGAAGCGCACATTCAACAGTACTGACAGATATTTTGTTGAGTATTTCAGCTTTGATCGCTTTACTGATTGTGCGTTTGTCGGAGGTGCTGCTGCAAGCGCAGGCAGCTTACCGCATGTTGGCAAGGCACTCAATGTCATTTGCGATGGCGTGCCACAAGGAGATGAAACAGTGAGTGGTGCTGGGGCCGTAACCTTTGACCGAGCCAGCACTACAAGCTACGAGGTCGGCCTGCCGTTCACCGTCTATGCCAAGACCATGCCTGTTGAGATCAAGCTGCAGACCGGCACCAGGCTGGGGTTCAAAAAACGCATTGTTGAAATCAATGCTGTGGTCAACGACACCCAGCACATTGCGCTGAACAACAACCCTGTGCCTTTCAGAACATTTGACAACCCGCTGCTGGATGATCCAGAACCAGAGTTCACCGGGGTTAAACGGGTCAATGGCGTGCTTGGTTATTCGCGTGAATCCGCTGTAGAAATATCACAAAGCCTGCCGCTCAAGATGACCTTGCTGGGTCTTGAGTACAAGGTCGCTGTGTCTGGAGGCACATAATGGCTGATGATTTTATGACCACAATGGAGCCAGGATGGGATTCTAGTTCTGGCCCAGGCGTTGACTACAACACCAACTCAAGTTTTCAAGACATGTTGGAAACCGGCGGGAAGGTCTTGAATGCTGTCACTGGTGCAATTACTACCGCATCACCATGGCTTCAACTCAGCGCTGACATTACAAAGGCTGGTGCTCAACAAGCAGCAGCCTACTATCAGCAGGGCATGTATGAAGTGCAGGCGATTGACACCCTGCGTTTGGCCCAGATCCGCACCGATCAAGATCAGAAGTATGCGTCAATCCAAGCTGGTCGCAAGCTCAAGCAAGCCGAGATGCAAGCGCTCAACTACACCATTGCTGGCAACACCCTGCTGCGCGGCATGGAACGCGCCAACGCTGCTGTGCGTGCGCGAGCTGCTGCCAATGGCACGGTATCAGGGGAAGGCTCTGCAGCATCTGTGCAGGCCGCCAATGTGGGGGCCACATACCGGGACGTGGGTGTCACAAACCTCAATGCTTTGACCGCTCGGATCATGGGCTATGAGGATGCCAGCGCCATGGTTCTGGCAGCTAAAGAGCAGGCCGATCTAACCATGAATGCAGCCGAGACTCAGGCCAAGCAACTCAGAATGGCTGGTGACTTTGCCGTTAAGTCTGGCGGCCTATTGTCTGGCGTTTCATTTGGTGAAGGCGTGCTGCGTTTCGCACAGACAAGGACACCTACATAATGGCCGATCTTCCATTGCTTCAATCTGGCCGCGTTGAAAACGTCGGCATTCCAGGTGCCGTGCTGCCCAGCGTACAAGCACCGCAAGTCCAGTATGTTGGTTTGCAGGCGGCTGCCAACTATCAAGCCACAATAGCTCAGTCGCTTGATCGCTTGAGCGGCACGCTGTTTGGCATTGCCAAGGGCGCAGCCCAAGAGGCTGGTTTCCAGTATGTGGCTGACAATCCCATCACCGATGAGCAATTGCGAGCGGCCAAGGATGGCAACCCCGCACCGCTGCAGTTGGGTGGCAGGTTCAACATCTATGACCAGGCCGTGCGCAAGGCCAGGGCATTTGAGGTGTCCAGCAACTTTGAGGCCGAGGCACGCAACGAGCTGACTGTCATGCTCACCGCAGTTGAGCAAGGCATGGCCACATCCAGCCAGGTGCAGAGCAAGATCGCGACCATGATGGATGGGTACAGCAAGAGCTTGGCTGGTGTGGATCCAGAGGCCTCGCTTAAGTTCCGCGCCACCATTGCGACCATGGGCAACACCGTGTTGGCCAAAGCTGCAGAAACCGAAATCAAGCGCCAGAAGCAGGCGCAGGTCATCAAATTTGACCGCGACTTTGACAACAACACCAGGCTGCTGGAGGCCGCCGTTTCAAGAGGGTATTGGCTCGACACAAAGAACACGCAGACCTACTACGAGAGTGACGGCACCAAATCTGTGTCTCCAACGGTTCGATCAGTTGATGACCTGGCCGATGTTTTTCGACAAACCATCAGCACTAGCGCGTTGTTGATCGGGGATGCCGGTTTGCAAAAGACGTACAGCGATAAATTTGAGGCCGCTCTCAAGACCGCCAAGGTCAACGCTGTCAGCGGGTTTGTGACAAGCCAGGAATTCACAACTGACTTCAGCCAGGGTTTGACAATGCTGCAAACGGGTCAAATCGGGAAGATGAAGGATGTCTTTGCTGGCATGCCAAATGATGAAAAGGCCAAGGTGGTGGCCAATTACATGGTCGCCTTCAATAACCGCAAGGCCGTGCAAGATGCCCAGCGTGTTGAAGACAAGCGCCTGGCCGTGGCTGAGTTTGTACCGCTGTATGACAAGGCCTTGGCGCTGCCAGAGGGCAATGCCCAGCGCAAAGCATTGATCACCCAAATTGTTGGCATTGCCGAGCGCCAGCCAGATGCGGTGCCACTGGGCGTGCTCAAGGATCTGCTGGAGCCCAACAAGGAAGGCAACCCTATCGCAGAGTTCAACACCTTGCGCGGGATCTATGAGGGCACCATCACCAGCCCAGATCAGATCTTCAACAACTCAACA